CTGGATGGACACCATGTAGGTGTAGCCACCACGGTAGTAGCGCAGTCCATTCGGTCCGTAGACCGTGGGCGCTCCGGCATTGGTTCCGAAATAGAGTGCTTCGTCCGTATAGGATCCGTACCGGATCGTCTCCCAGACATTGTGCGCGGTCTCCTGAATGGTCAGCGCTCGGTCTATCCGAAAGCGCTCCATCAGGGCGTTCCACGCGAAAGGGGCCTCCGACACCGAAAGCGTGTTGTTGAAGATGAAGCATCCGTCCATCGAAGACCCCTATCAATCAGTTCGCGCTGATCGTGAACCAGTTGGTACCGTCGGTCACGAAACACTTCGCGTGAGCCGCGCCAGAGGCGAGTGTGGTGTTCGCCCCACCATCGACGGTCCCGGAGGCCGGGGTGATGGTAACGGTCTGAGCAGACGCGTCCTTGTAGACGGTGTACTCACGACCCGGCGAGACGGTAGAACCGGCAGGCAGGGTAACGGCAGTCGCGCCCGTCAGGGAGACGAGCAGAAGGTTCCAATCGTTCTGAGTGAGGACATTGGTGGTCGCGGAGGAACTCCGCGTGGTGAAGCTGGTGTCGTCAAGACCCGACACTGGTCACTCCCTTCTAAGTGGGGGCGGCCTCAAAGCCGCCCCCTACTAGGATCAGGTCAGGTTGTGGATGGAGCTGGTGGTCTGGGACAGGATCAGAGCCTGGGTACGGTACAGGCTCCAGCCAGCCACGCCGTACCAGCCGAGCGGCTGGAAGCGGGTCAGCTTGTCAACGACCGGACCACGAACCGTGTGGAACTCCTCCGCAACAGCCTCAGCCAGGGCCTGCTGGCCAACGGTGTAGGTGTTGAAGACGCGGACCGGAGTACCGGCAGTGTTCAGAGCGTTGGTGCAACGCGGGGTCTCGATGAAGCAGGACCCCTCGTACTCGCCAATCTCGCCAGCCCAGATGTTGTCAGCCGAGCTGTAGGTGAACGGCAGACGCCAGCCGTTGTTACCCGACTCCGCACGCAGGTCAAGAGAGACCTCCGGGTGGATGTACGTGGTGTACAGGGTGCCCTTGTTCGGGTGAACGAACTGGGAGCGCAGCTTGGCGACAGCCATGCGGGTGACACTGGAGCTGTAGATGTCCGTGGACAGGACACCGTTCACGGTGCCAGTGTTGTAGGTCGGAACACCAGAGTTAACGCGGATGGTCTGGGTGCCAGCGTCAAGGACAGCCTTGACAATGGAGTCGATCGAGTCGACCAGGTTCCACGCGACCTGGTTGACCAGGCCAGCGGTGACGTCCGAGAAGCTGAACAGGTCCAGCTTGTTCGAGACGAGGATCGCGTTACCGTACTCCTGGAGCGTCACAGAGACGGTGGTCGGGTTACCGGCCGCAACGGCGTCCGGGTCAACCAGCTCGTTCAGCGGAGCGGTCTGCGGGGTAAGGTCCTGGTACAGCTCGAAGACAACCGAGGAACCCGGCATGGCCTGCTGGACGGGACGCTTGTCAGCCACCTGGCGGAACATCGGCTGGGCACGCAGAGAGAACTCAAGCGCCCGGTCGTAGGTGGTCTGAACAAGGTTCGCCATTGCAGCGGTGCCGGTAAAGGCGTTAGCCACGATAGCCCTTTCTAGGGAGACTGGACCTTATCGCCAGTTCTTGGCATTCTCGATAAGGTCCTGAATGGATCCAGCCTGGTTCTGCTGGCGCATCCAGTCGTCCATGCTGGTGGACGGAGGGGCGCCATTGCCCGACTGGGTGAAGGTCTGCAAATTGGCCTGCGTCTGCGCATCGAGCGCAGGCGGGGCCGGAGTGGACTGATCAGCAGGAGCGTTTCCCTGCTGCATCCCGAAAGCAGAACGGACCTGGTTAGCCCAGGTCCCGATGGCCTCACTGTTCAGTTCGCCCGTGTAGAGCGACGCGGCAGAGCGTGGCAGTCCGAGATCTTCGAACGTGTTGACTGCCTGCTGCTTGCGAAGCTCAGCCTGCATTTGAGCGAGCTGGCCCTGAAGTTCCTTGTTCTGCTTGTTGACGTTCTCTGCCCACGACCGAAGGCCCTTGTTGTCAGAGGCGTTGCCCTGGTCGAAGCCGTTAGCGTCGTCAGAGGGGAATCCCCACTGGTCAGTCATCTTGCAATCTCCCTGTATGGATTGGTTGTTTTCGATGTCCAGATCCACCCCAGGGGAGAGGCTTCACCGCTACATCTACCGGTCGGTATACTCCAGGTCGGATGCCGG